ATTCTGGTTCCGTTCATCATAACCTTTGTGGGCGCCGCTATAACATGGGGCGGGGCAATGGCTCGGGCAGATAACATTGAGGTTGATGTCGCTCGCATGGAGTCAGACGTTAAGGCTCTTTCAGTCAGCGGACTCGAAGCCCACAAGGGTATAGCTCTAAACGAGCAAGCCATTAAAACAATCACCGAGTCTCTTGAGCGCCAGCATCACACTCAAAAAGAAAGCGACAAAAAGCTACAGACTCTGATAGAGATAATGCTCCAGTCTAAATCGTAGCCGCAGGAGGCTGTCATGCTTGCAGAAATAGCTGCCGCTAATGCAGCCTTTAAGATAATCCAGACTGCCGTACAAAATGGCAAGGAGATCTATGACTGCGGTACTGCCACGCAAAGTTACTTTGACAATAAAAGTGCTATTGCTAAACGGGTCAGCGAGAAAGGGCAGGGTGATCTTGAGGCGTTCATGGCGCTTGAGAAGATCAAAGAGAGCGAGGAGATTCTTAAGGAAACTATGATTTATGCGGGCCGCGCAAATATGTATTCCGACTTCTTGTCCTTTCAGTCAAAAGCTCGGAAGGAGCGTGAGCGCCAAGAAAGGTTACGCATCAAAAAGAGAGCCGACACCATTGCTCTATTTATGACAGCCCTGCTTTGGGGTACGGGTATCCTAGTGTTACTACCACTTGCCTTATATATTGGGTTTAAGCTGTTCGGGCTTATCTAGTTTTGTGCTGACCCTTCCGCATTTAAACGCGCATAAAAAAGGCCGAACATAGTCCGGCCAAGAGGGGGAAACTGGATGGATTACAGAATAAAAATTACCCCAACAATCACTGCTACAATTAATACCTCTAAAGAGCCTAACGTGATTCGCATCTGCCAGTTCAATACTCTTCGAGAACCTTCATAAATCATATCTTTTAAGCTGTTTTTCATGCAAAATACCTCCTAGTGTAGTGCTTTGCCCCTGTGCCAAAGGCGATGTAAGCCATTGATTTATAAGGAAACGCACTCCATAAAACTGGGGGTGTAGTGGTCGGAGGTTCAAATCCTCCCGTCCCGACCAGTTTTTTTTCCCTTATAAATCAACATGTTATAGACCCTCAAAGCATAACCCTTCTAGTGTTGTTTGCGGCGTACTTTTTGGATCCGTTTACCACTGTTCAGCTAGTGTAGTGGCCTAGAATAAACCCTCTATTCTGGAGCCAACTTCCCTAGCCCGATCTTCACTCTTCTTAACATACCTTCTACACGCATCAAGGCTCTTCCAACCACCGACCATCGCAATATCATCGAGGTCTGTTCCGGCTTCATTCAGCCATGTTGCAAAGCTGTGCCGTAACGTGTGAAAGACTAACGCGCCTTCCGGTATTAGCTTGGCTCGATCTACAGACCGATTGTCCTTCTCAGCGCGGTACATTAGATTGTGGTTGTACATTCTAATACTGCGCTTCCACATCTCTCCGGTCATCGATGTTCCGGTCATTGGCTGACCAAGGCGTTGCCTGTCATCCTGAACAAACACATACTCAATATTGCCGAGTCTAGGGTACTCCTCAAGCAACTGCTTACGGTCTTGGCGACGCTTCTCCAGAACCTCTACTGCCATCTTGTTCAACTGAATAGTATGGCTGTGTCCGTTCTTGGCATCGTCCGCAGGGATCACCATTCGGGTAAGATCCTTGCTCAACCAGCTCCACTTCAGACCAATGATGTTGGCCTTACGCTGACCGGTTGCCAAACCAAATCTAACCATGTCTGCCCGCAGTGGATCTAAAAAACGCATCCATCCTTTTGCTACATCAGGGGTCAGATAATACTCGCGCTCCTTGGTTGGCAGTGTTTCGATTTTGGGAAACCTGACAAAAGATACGTCAAGTTTTTGTTGAGCAAAATTACAAACCGCTCGCAGATACACTAAGTAAGTATTGATGCCGCTGTTACTGAGACCCTTAGCGTTCCGCAAATCTGTTTCCATGTCCTCGACATCTATGTTGGCGATGTCCTTCATGTCAACGTCTGCAAATCGTCCTGACGTTTCATCCCACGAAACTACCTTATGACTTCTCTGGCTATTCTTCCGCCCATAAGGTACTGGCTTCTTCCGCCCTTCAATCAAAATCATTGAGGGTCTTTTTTCATACATCCATTCTAGCGTTGAATAGGCATTTGCGTTTTTCGCCCGACCTAATTTCTTTGTCGGTCTCTTCAAATACCTAACCGCTACTTCTTTAAAACTAAGGTGTTTACTCATATTGCTTCTCCTTTGAGTAACGCCTTTGACACAGAAGCACAACTAATATACTAGTGTTGTGTTCCGAATGCCAATAGGGCTATTTCTGCGGCTTAACAACAATGTTAAGGGGATGCTCAGAGTCGCCGACATTCCACTCACCCTTGTCGTTATAAATTTCTACTGCAATTTCATTGCCGTAATCAATTACCGCAACAAAACTATAACCTTCATGCTCCATGTACGAGTCCATGTTCAACATCGCTACCCTTGCTCCACTCCGAGTCTGGAGAGTCTCACTCCATACAATCCGAGAATTTCTACGGTCATACTCTTTGGTCATCAGATCTTTGACATCTTCCATTATGGCCACTTCCTTTCTTATTATAGTTAGCGGCTCGTTGCGACCCCCCAGTGAGCCAATCTGGGCTAATCAAGAGAGTGAAGTCTCTTTGGGTCTTAGGGGAAACTACGTTTTCTTTCGAGCATCATCCCGTATGATCTGATAGTCGCGAGGCGCAGAGAAAGCAAATGAAGCCTGAGGAATTATCTTTTGCAATTCTCCGCCACGATCACACTCGCGGCAATACGGGGTCTCTCTGATTACATAATTTCTTACACTTTCAAGGCTGACAGTAATGTCGTCGTCCAACTCAAGATGCTTACCGTCATTACAAAGCGCATGCTCACTAACACTGCCTGCACTATCGGTCAGGTGTACAACAGCGCTGAACACCTCGCCGTCTCTTACTGAGCGAACCCAAAGACGATGGTCATAGCTTTGCTCAAGATCATGGGGGTTAAGATTCCAGCCCCCGTACACAACACTGCCCGCATTTCTTGTTAGCTTTAACGCCATTCATCAACCCCTAAAAAGGTATATCGTCTTCAGGCATTGCTTCCGCAGGTGCCGGTGCAGGCTTAGAAGCGTGAGGTGCAGGCGCTCCACCTTCGTTAATAAACTGCTTAAGACTTGGTTGCTTGGCAATCCACGCATCCTGTACTTTCAAAAACTTAGCACCCTGAGAAGACTCAGCGACAAAACCTTTCCAATTCATTCTCATATTTTCAGAATCCTGTGCGTCAAATGACTTTTGAATCCAGTCAATAAAAGGCTGGCTAATTTGCAAAAAGCCACTGTAATCATGTAGCTTGTCTGGCGTTGCCCACGACTGACCCTTCTCCATAAGACCTGCTAGGCGAGCCAGTTCTTTTTCTTTTTCTTCCGCGTTGAGGCGGTAAAGACGACCGTTGCCGCCGGCTACTTCAAAACTCTGTGTCATACTGAATCCTCGTTGATTACTGATATCTGCATTAAGCCTGTCTGTCTCACAAAGTCGTCAATGCTTTCACCTTGATCGAGAAGCATCTGTTCTCCGTTCAGGTGAGCAAACGCCTTGCGATAGTCCACGCTTGGTTTTTTATGGATAACCTTTACTAAGGTTTTGCCGTTACTAATAGACTCCTTGTACCGCTCACCCAACACCTTCTTAATGTCGTCAGATGATTTCTTCAACTCGTTTAATTGGATAAGGTCTTCACCCATCTTCTCAACCAAGCTGTCGATCTTTACCTGATTCTCTGTCAAGAGATCCAAGTCTGTGTCGCTGGCGATAGACTTAACAACGTCAGCTGACTCAATATGTTTTTTCCTGCGGCCCTCATCCTCGTACTCGGCGAGAATAAACTCGTGCCATTCTCTGTACAGGTCTACCCGAGATACCTTTCCTGACATAGGAGTAGGTAGAAGCTTTCCGTCTAACATCTCTCCCAGCCAATTGTCTGGCCGCTCAACCACCTCATAGGTGTATTGGGGTTCCGCCGATTTATTTTTTGCTAAGTAACAAATGAAGTGGCACTGATCAACGTCCAAGCATTCCATCTGCATATATACCTGCGTCAGGTACATGCTTCGTTTTTTATCGAAGATCGAATAAGGTTGCTTGGTGTAGTAGGGATAAGGGCACTTAAACTCACAACACGAGTCGAGTCCGATCAACCCATCTGCTGATGCTTGCAGGAAGTCATACTGAGGATGCACAACAGAACCAGTCTCTCGGACTTTCTTGCCGATCAACTGCTCCAAGAAGCGCCGAGCCGTATCCTCCATCAACTGACCATGCTCTACAGCAGGAACCATTACAAACTCAGACTCAACCCGAGCCAACTGACGCACACGCTGTCGTATGTATTTAGGGATGGTCAAGTACGGATGCTCGCCTGTCAGTGCCGCGATTGAGGAGGCCGGCTCAGGTAACCGTCTAGCCTCGTGCCACTCTGGTGAGCCTTGAATTTCAGCACTCATTTAGCGGACTCCCAAAGCGCTACCTTCTTAGCTTTTAACTCTTCATACCTATCGGCATGGGGATCTGCATCGATCTTGCTGGTGCGTAGCGCATTGAGATACCTATTGTGCTTGCGCTCTAACGCTCTTAAGTTTGTGCAAGACTCTAGATCAGCCTCGACCCAGTATTCATCTGCCATGGTGCTATCGTCAGCAACTGCATCCGCAACAGCGTCTTCTAGATATTCAGGCTCTGGTGCCGCCTGATCCTTGATCCACAGCTGATGTGCCAGACCAAACTCACCCATAGCCCTGACGCGCAGGCGCTGTTTGGCTGTATTTAGATCCCAGCTCGAAGGGTTCTTTATGGATTGAGTGTTGCGGTGAATTGGCAGGCTGACAGTCTTCTCGTGCCCCTCAACGGTCATCGTGAGACGAACCTCCGCGCTTCCATCATCAAGATAATGTAACTCTCGGCCTTGTGAATCAGGCAAGAACTTGTAGGTGTACTCTGGATAGGCAGACATCATTAGAGCATGAGCCGCCATCACTTGAATGATTTGAACACCATCGTCATCAGTTATGATGTGTGCAGAGCAATCTGTATTACTTAGAGTGTTCCAAATTTCTTTTTTAGAGGTAGATTCCATTAATCTCGATCCAGTTATGTATAAGCTTGGATCTATTATGCGTTTCTGTGTACCTAAAAACAACCCTTACGTGCGAATAATCGTTACTTAATTAAAAAAGTACACGATTAAAGAGTTTAAAAACACGGAATACGACTGAGAAACATACATATAGTCAGGAACGCAATAATGCTATGTAAAACTGATTAGACAGGCAAGTGTTTTATAGGTGTTTGCGACAGGACGTAGCTTTTTAGCGGTGGTTTATTAGGTTAAATCGTCGGCAGCAATAAGTGCAAGGGTAGAAAGACAAACAACAATCATGTAGGTGGTAAGCATAAAGGCCTCATTTAAGTGAGACGCAATATTACAGGCAATAGAGGCCTAAGCCCAATGACTTTTAGTCATTAGGCCTATGATTTTAAACGATATTTTATTTTTCAGGCAGGATGATAGCCATGTTGTCGAGGAGGTATTCGGCCTTCTCTTCGTGTTCATACAGCATTATGGCGAGAGTACTAAACCTGTCGGCACTAAGAGAGCCATGCTCATTCTCGTGAGATTTTACTTTCTCAATGTTTCTTTTAAATTTAGTGGTGTTTACGCCTTTTGCTCTGCCTACGCCGGTCACCCATTCGTATACGTCTAGATCAAACACATCGCAGCATTTCAGTAATGAAACACAGTCTCGTGGCAGGCTACCATTTAACCATCCGCTCGCTGTGGCGTTTGAAACACCACATGCCTCAACTATCCTTGATGCCCTGCCCCACTGCGATACTCCAGCAGATTCAAGCATTGCGTTAAATATAGTAGCCCTCTCCTTGGTAGTTATAGTGTGCATTTTATATTCTCCGTAGTTAGTTAAGCGGGGCAACAGAATCGCTGAGTGTCCGTTGGGCACTACCCCTATTAGGGCATATTAACCAAACAAAATCTGTTTAGCAACTATTGCATAATAATTTATGTATTTAATTGCAAATAGCCACCAATTCATTGATACTTGAACCAACAAATAGATTTATGACGAATTGATGAGTGTTGAATGATATTTAAAAGAGCGCGGTTTGATGACACTACCTTTACCACCCTTCCTAATACCTTGCTTCGCGGCGGTGGTGATTCTGCCAGCTCTGCTCGTGAAGACGGGCTGACGCCTGAAGCTCTGGGCGTTCTTGTATACCTTCTATCCCATTCGGCTGAGTGGCAGGTCTCTCAGGCTCAGTTGTGCAAAGTCTTTGCTGTTGGCAAGACCAAAATGCAATCCATAACGAAGTGTCTAGAGGTCAGCGGCTACATCAAACGTGCGCCAGCCCGCGTAGCCAGCGGCCAGTTCGGCGGTTATGACTATCTTGTATCCGACTCTAGAGACTTTTTAACCGAGGCTGATTTTCCGTCTGCGGGTAAACCGTCTACGGATAAACCGTCTACGGATAACCCGCCACTAAGAAAGACTATAGATAAGAAAAACAATAAGAAAGAAAAACTATCGTGGAAAGAAGAACTATCTGCCTCTTCTCCAAAGGGTGTGCCTAAACAGGCGTGGCTAGATTGGTGGGAGCATAAGCAGAAGAGTAACAGGGCACCTTCGGCTGTTGCGGTCACGAGGCAGACAAAAGACTTCGAGATTATGGTTCAGGCAGGCTTCGATATGAAGGAGCTTGTCTCTTACGCCATTGCGCGTGGCACATGGCAACGAATTGGAGACCCCGACTGGTCTTCATTACAGCAGTTTAAAAATAAAAAACGGAACGATGACATTTTAGGAGCGATCAAATAATGGAGATCCGAGAATTAGTGCAGGCTTTGGCAGATCAAGCAACGGGGATCTGTGCGGAGCTGTACCCAGATGGAAAGATTGAATCAGGATGCTACAAAGTAGGTTCGATATCAGGTGAGAAGGGCAGGTCAATGTCGGTCTACCTGCATGGCGAGCAGGCTGGTAAGTACATGGACTTTGCCACGGGCGAGGGTGGTGACATGCTCGACCTTATCCAGCACTGTCAAGGCTTAACCCTCGTTGAGGCAATGGACTGGGCAAAGAAGCGTTGCAATGTAAGGGATAGTAAGCCATCGGAAAAATTTAAATCAGCGGAAAAAAAGACCTACCAAAAACCTAAACCCCCTGTGAAGGCTGACATGTCACCCAACCTGCATACCTACATGGAAGGTAGAGGGTTCAGGGATGTCGGTGAGATCTGTTTCAAGTGGAAGATCTACGAGACGATCAGCCATAGAGGGTCGGACGTTGTATTTCCATACCATGATGTAGCGGGTGAGATGGTGTTTCTCAAGACCAAGCCGATGAACCATGACGGCAACCCAGCTACCCAGAAAGACCTCAAGCCGATTCTTTTTGGCTGGAATGTCATGCCTGCCGATGCCAGAGAGGTATGGTTAGTTGAGGGCGAGTGGGACGCCATTGCATGTAGTGAGCTGGGTTACCCCGCCTTGAGCGTTCCCTTCGGCGGCGGTAAGGGATTAAAGCAGACCAAGTGGATTGAAAACGAGTACGATAATTTGGCTAGGTTCGAGCGCATCCTGATAGCTACTGACATGGACGAGCAGGGTGAGCTAGCCGCCGCTGAGATTATGTCTCGACTGGGTGATCGCTGTGTCCGAATCAACCTGCCAAACAAAGACATCAACGACATGTTGCAGGGTGGCAAGCAGTCCTACGCAGATGCCCAAACCATCTTGGCTATGGCCTATGAAGAAGCAGTCTGGAAAGATCCGACCACCCTCAGGTCTGTCATGGAGTTTGAAGAAGACCTTGACCAGTTCTTTAGTTTGGACGAGGACACCACCGGCTTCGGTTCCGGCTGGCAAAAGCTGGATGAGGAAGACATTCGGTTCAGGCCGCAGGAGCTTTGGGGTGTGGCTGGAATTAATGGCCACGGCAAGTCGCTCTGGCTTGGTCAGCTCTGCCTGAATGCGGTCGAGCAGGGCCAGAAGGTATTGATAGCCAGCATGGAGATGCCTCCCCGCGCAACGCTGGGTCGCATGATGAGGCAGGCTGGTGGTGTTGCGGCGCCACCAAAGCCATACCGGAAAGCGCTTCTGGACTGGCTTGCCCCAAACCTATGGCTGTTCGTTGACAAGCTAACACCGAAACCGAAAGACCTGATGGAGTGTTTTGAGTACGCCTATCGCCGGTATGGCATCAACGTCTTTGTCATCGACTCGCTTACCAATATGTGCCGGCAGGATGACTACGAGGGCCAGCAAAAATTTATTGAGAGCCTAGTCAACTTCAAAATGGCATTCCCCGTGACCATTTTCCTTGTGACACATGTTAGAAAAGGCGAGTCCGAGATGACCGCTCCAAACAAATATGACATCAAGGGTTCCGGCTCTATTACGGATCTGGCTGATGGCTTTATTTCGATCTTCAAAAACAAGCGCAAGCAAGAGGCGGTCGCTCAGGCTGAGATCCTGATGGAGGAGGTGGATGAGAAGTACGCCAAGCAGTGGGATAGCTACCTTGAAGTTTTAAAAAACCGCAACGGTCAGTATGAGGGCAAGATCGGCTTCGAGTTTGATGTCGATGCCATGCAGTTCAAAGAGCGCCGAGGATCAAAGGCCAAACAATATATCGATTACTCAAAGTAGAGGGCTAAAAATGTTAGAGACAGAAAACTTTGCACAGAATGTGCGTGATGCAGGTCAGGCAATATCGTCTGCCGAAAGAGCTATAGCGCGGACTGATGCTGAAGAAAAGATGATGGTCGCCCAGATGAAAGTGAAGGCTGAGATGCAGGGACAAAAGACCAATGCAGCGCAAGAGCGCAGCGCAGATGAAAGCCCTGACGTTGTTCAGGCAAGGCTAGATAGAGGCGTAGCGAAGGGTCAGTTGGCCGCAGCTAAAGCTGAACTCATGGCCTGTGAGATGGAGTTCAAGATATGGCAGTCTCAGATGGCAACTCAGCGATTTGAGAAAAACAGAATATACAACACAGATTGAGGCACCAATGAATAACCTTAAAGAATTAATGTCAGCACACAAGATCACGCAGACAGGGCTGTCGGCTCGCACTGGAGTACCCCAACCCACGATCAATAGATTTGTTTCGGGCAAGACTAAGTCGATGAACTACGAAATGCTCCGCAAGTTGGCATCGTATTTTGAGGTGACGGTTGACTACCTGCACGGCTACGAAACGGTTGCCGACAAGCCTAGAAATCTTGAAGAGTAGAACGGCCACGGCTGAAGAAAAAAGATGGATGGCGGCAATCACTGACATGGGTTGCGTTATCTGTCTGAGGGAGATGGGGCTTTGCAGTCCCCCTGAAATACACCACTTGAATGGCAAAGTGAAACCTGACTGTCACTTACAGTCAATTCCGCTTTGCTACCAGCATCACAGAGAAGGTAGTGACAATGCGTTATACACCTCGCGACACCCCAGCAAAAAAAGATTTGAAGAAAGATACGGAACCGAAGAGTCCTTGCTCGCCGCCGCCAGAGAACACTTATCGTGGGATTGACTCCGCGACACCGCAAGATTGGGACAGGCTGAGACAACAGGCGCCAGCCATAGAGCCTAGCCCAGAAAAGACTGGACTTGAGGCGTGGGTTGTTACGAATGTTAGCGAGCCTAGTCACTATATCCGCGAAGGTGGGATTGAGTGCATCGATGTGATGACTAGTCTTTATGGCGAGGAGCGCGTGAGGGACTGGGCTGAGATTACTGCATTCAAGTATCAGTGGAGACAGGGCACAAAGGTTAACAACACTGCGGCGCAGGACAAGCTCAAGTCTATTTGGTACACGCGGTTCAGCATGGGGGACGATCCCCGCAATGATTAATGGACGAGCAAAAGGCCATGCCTTCGAGCGTGAGCTTATCAAGAAATTTCAAGATGAGTTTGGGCCATGTGCCGACCATTTAAAACGTAACCTTGACCAGTATCAGGTCGCTGGCAAAGCTGACATTGAGTTTAACAACCTGATGATCGAGGCCAAGCGTTATGCATCAGGCCACTGGCATAGAGATGACTGGTGGCATCAGACGCTGACCTCTGCCGCAGACAGTCATATACCAATACTGATTTATAAATATGACAGACAGCCCATGCGCTTTGTTTTCCGGCTCAGTGACATCATGTCAGACAAATCTCAGTCTGGTACGGCTACGGTGAGTTATGACGACGGGATCATGCTGATGCGTGAGCTGTTGGTGTTTGAATGAAACCGGATTTGTTCAGGTCGATAATGAAAAATGCGGCGGAAAAAACTTACTACCCCCAATGCCTGATTTACATAGAGATGAGCATGCCATCAGAGATGCACGACCTAGCGAAGGCAACTCTGCCATACCTGCTTCCTAGCAACATCCTTGCGCTCAAGACCAAGGAAGAAAGACGAGAGGCAATAGACAGCATACCTGACGATGCGTACCCCCCCTTCGCCAAGGACATAGTGAAGCTGGGGGTGCAGAACATTTGGAAGAAAGACAAAAGGGCACAGTTGAATGGCAAGACCCCTGTACGAAACCGAAGCTGATCTAAGCCGCGAGGCAAGGGTGATGCACACTGCCGCAGAAAAATGGAACTGTGATTATTTGAAATTACCCCTGAGCTATCGGCTCGACTTTGCATTGATACGGAGCAATAAACTGGTGGCCCTAGCTGAGATCAGGGTGAGAAATGTTAAGGCCGAAACATACCCGACCATTATTTTTTCAGTGAACAAACGAGCCAAGGCCAATCAGCTATCTGACCAGACCAAGGTGCCTAGCTTTTTTGTGGTGCAGTATGACGATGAGATTAGGTATATAGATTTTGCCGAGACGCCTGATGAGTTTCAGGTTGGCGGTAGGACGGGAGCAAACAGAAGGGATCAGGCTGACGTTGAATTGGTCGGCCATTATGATGTTAGCAGAATGAAAAGGTTATAGCCCCCGAAGGGGCTACTTCAAAAGAAGCTTGAGTAGCTTCAGGTTAGATTTTGGCATGGTATTGGCGTGGACTGAGTCTTCATTCCGTCGCCAGTTAACTACGGTACGATAGGGAACATCTATTAGCTCGGACACTTTGATAGCCGTCAGGCTATGCTCTTCCATGAGCTGTTCCAGTTCAGGATTTTTAGTTTGCATGCGCGTCCTCTGGTTCAAGAAGCTCAAGAGGAATGTGTGCCATTGTATAGTGACGAGCAAAGAACTCGCGTTGAGGATTTTTTTCGTCTGTATGCACTGAGCAAATCTCTAGATGTTTTGAGATTGAGTCTGGTACATCTTTATCCTTCTGTGCTAGCTGAACTGAGACGCGAGGAAAATACCCTTGCTCCACCATCAATCTAGCTTCCTCCTCGTCCTTTGCCCTCACTGCTACAATGTATTCATCGGCAACTTTTACTCGCACATCAAAGCATTTTAGGCTTTTATAATAACGTCTAGTAAAATCTTTTAGCTCGTTCATCACGCCAACTCCTCGTCATGTTCGACAATCAGCTCTGACAGCTCATCGATCATCACGGACAGTCTTTGAGAGGTGGCAAGGGCTTCAACAAAAAGATCGCTATCCTTAAATCCACGCCCCTCTAACGACTTCAACGCAAAGTGGAAATCGGAGCCTACTGCGTCAAGGTCAGTGTGAATCTCGTTCAAATACTTTAAAGCAATCGACTTATCCATCATGCCACCTCCAGTTGAGCATTGACTTTGTTGTAGATGCCCTCGCAAAAAGAGTTGGCCACTAGATCGCTAATCAAGATCATTGGGTTGCCCTCAGAACCGTTGGCATAGATCAGGTAGAACCACCCAAGGTCGTTGCCATCCTTGTCAAAAGGGATGACGATATCCTCGCCAGAGCTGGACATGGCCTCCAGTATCTCGGTCAAGTCGCTTGACTGTTCAAGACAGTCCTCTTCGCCATCGTTAATCGTGATGGTGCAGTCCGCCGCCAGTAGCTCATTGATCAGGCACTGAGCCGCCACGCGGTCATCCATGTTGCAGTGTTCCGGTAGATTAGTAATTATGTTCATAACTTGCCTCCAATTGGCGATAGTTTATCTACTTTTAATATTCGCGTCATCCCAAGCGAATGGGGTGTCACGGCCAAATGCTTCAGCCGCCTCGATGAGCGCAGGAAAGCTACGCCAAACGAGTTCGCGGTTCTCTAAGTCCAATGAAGAGATTACGCCGTGGATTTGATCCAGCGCGGTCTCAACTTTAGAGGCTCGGTCGGGGGTGCAAAATCCGCCCCGTGTTAATTTTTCATGTAATGTCATGGGTTATCCTCCTCAGGATTGTTAGTTTTCCAATATCCCGCACACAAAGAATAAAAAAAATTATTGATTGTGTACTTAGACTTGCCTAGGCTATTAGTCTAAAAAAATCTAATTGTCGCCTTAGACTTGCGGGATTTCATGTGGTAACAAACCACAATCATCAGTTGGATCAATCTGGCAGTTTGTCGCTGTCTAGCCAGCTCTCAAAGCACTTCCATGTTGCGGGGTTGCGCTTAATGTTCTCCACCAGCTCGCGCTTAGTGAGAGGCTCGATGGGGTCAAAGGCCATAGCTAAAAAAGCCTTGTACTTGCGAGCATTGTAGTGACTTGCGTCATAAAACATTTGAAGTTGAGTCTTCATTGTTGATAACCTCCTCAGGTATACTTACATCCGGCGGCACCAGCAGGCATCCGTGCCTGTCAACCCTCCTCAGGTTTGGTGTCGCCTCTCATTGCGTACTCG